CCACACTACAATATTAACGATTTGATGAATCAGGATAATCCTAATATCATTTCTACGGCTGTTATGCCGTATTTCATCGAGAATCTGAAAGACCATATTGACGAGGGGCGTGTAGTTCCAGTTCGAGAATTCTCCCATCGTTTCAAATTGCCACAAAAAGTTCAAATGGTGTTCATTGATGGGGACCATTTGAAGGAATCGGTAAAAAGAGACATTCGGAGAGGTTTCGACCTGTTGTCAACTGGTGGACTACTTTGTGGGCATGATTATAATGCTCCGGGGTGGCCCGATGTGAAAGAAGTAGTCGATAACTTGATTGGTAAAGTAGAGGTAAATGCAACGATATGGTCAACAGTAAAGTCCTAATCACGGTGTCTACTGGCGAATACGCTCGTAATGCCAATTTCTACGACTACTACCACATGCTGGATAAGCCACCGGGAGCTATCATTAGCTTCGTTCATGGTCGCTCACCAGCCAAATCGAGGAATATACTGATTCAAGCTGCTAAAGAACAGGAATGTTCTCATATCCTGTTCATTGATGACGATATGACTTATCCTGCTGATGGATTGAATAAATTGCTTGAACACGACCTCGATGTTGTGTCGGGGCTTTATCTCAGCAGGTCTTATCCTCACCAAGCCGTAGTTTTTGACTTGGCAGATGATGATGGACTCTGTTGTCCAATGTATTTGATTGAAAAGCCAAATCTAACGCCCATTGCAGCGGCTGGATTTGGTTTCCTACTTGTCAAAATGTCAGTTTTCGATAAGCTCGATGAGCCTTATGTTAGGCTCGGAGAACTTGATAGTGAAGAATGGTGTGATGATATTGGCTTCTGCAAGCGTATGCGCGAGGCTGGTATCCAACTATACTGTGATTCGACCGTAATGTGTGGTCATATGGGCACAGTTACTATTGAACCTGAATGGGATGAAGAAAATAAGAGGTGGCTCACTGTTTATAACACTCGGGGGACGGGGAGAATCAAGACTCCTCAGATTCAGCCAAAACTCGAACGTCAAATTGAAACACAACAGTAATGGATTTCCCAGAACTTCCAGAGGACGTTAAGATTATCAACCGAAGGTTGAAAGATATCTTCGGTATGGATAGTGTTAGCGGCGAAGCTATGTGGCGAGTCTCATGGTCAAATGACCAGTATGAGAAGCGTCTGACTAATTATACTCCCGAGGGTTTTGTGATGCTCTCGCCGGAAGTTTTGGAACTTCCAAAGTATCAGTGGGTAAAAGACCGTTGGATTCTGGAACGTCTATGTCTTGTTCCGGATATTCATGTAGGTGAATTGCCTACTCAAAGAGTGTCTTACGAGTGTATGTATCCGTTTCAGAACGCATACACAGAAGAAGCACTTCCACCGAATTACGAAGCGTGTGAGTTTGTAATCAATACTGTTTACGCTGCTATGGGAAAGAAATCCCTGCGTAAATATGTTGATGAGGAGGAAAATCATCCAGTAGAAGTAAAAGAACAACGCATCAAGAAGCTCACCGAAGAACTTTTTGGTGACGAATCTTCCTTACTCGGCAGAACCATTACAGGTGAAGCCGTGGCTTATACTGGCAAGCCCAAAATTGAAGCCAGTCAGGAGTAACCATGTCTCAAGTAGGAGCATTCCCCGGAACTGATTGGAAGCGCAGGACAATTCGTGGTCCTGTCAATCAGTTTGACAAGGCAACCGTAGTAAGTATCTATCCGAAATACATTCTCGAAAAGAAACCGACGATTCAGCCGGGAACTTTCGAGATTCAACCCGGAAGTGTTGCAAAACCTTCTATTCTGGTCGTAGGACCGAGTAGCTGGTGGAGAGATATCGACGAGGAACAGCCACTTCTGGAAATTCCTGTCGGTGCTATTCAGATTGCAGAATCCATCGTTAAGGATTATTGCAATGGAATCCTCGCGTGTGACATGGCTGAACAGATGCCGGGACTATTCTATCTTCCCGGTGCCAAGATGGACGCGAAGAATAATGCTGATATCCCTGCTACACTGGCATGGGTTCAGAAGGAATACAAGGGTGCTCTTGATGATGCTGAAAGGCGTCAGAAGAACTGGTATTCACTCCTTGTAAAGATGGCAGATTCACTGTGGGCGCGCTCCAATGGAAACCCACTCGCTATCAGCGATGATATGCGAATGGCAGCGCGAGAGTTGAATCTCTCACAAATCAAGGACTGGATGAAAGACTTCCAGATGGTTGACATGGTGCGTTGTAAGGCTTGTGGTTCTCTCAAGAACCCGCTTTATCCAATTTGCGCGGCCTGTCACTTCCCTGACCCTGACCATCCAATGACTAAGCAGTTGTTGGAAGCAAAGACAAAGACGGCATAACATGGCATCAGTAGATTTGGTCGGCGGCAACATAATGGACTTGTCGGCGTCGTTACTTAACGATACCGCTAAGACTGTCTATACTTATGCTGCCCAATCGCCATATCTACGGATGGCAATGCAGGAGTTACGGGAGTTCTATGAACTCAATAGTATTCCCGTAACTCAGAAATCTACTGTTGCAATCGAAGTAGCTGCTGGTGTAACAGCTATTGAATTCAATAATGCTGGAACTCCACTCCTTCCTACTCTACCTGATGATTTCGTAGAACCCGCCCAGTTGTGGGAAAGGAATCACGGTATTGACCCCTATATTCCAATGTCAAAGAGAGATTACCTTCCACACGATTTGGAAGGAGTCCAAACTAACAACTTCGTATACTACACATGGAACGGCCAGAAAATCGAGTTTTTGGCTTCCAATCAGGATAATGACATTAAAATGGACTACATCCTCCAACTATTCCCAGACGCGGGGGCAACTATCGACGAGAATACCATCATCAATGTAGTTAACGCGGCTTCTTTCCTTCAGTATCGAACTGCTGCTCTTTGTGCAGAGTTCATCGAACGTAACGAGACTTCAGCTAACGCGTTGAATGCTAATGCTGTCCTTGCAATTGACCGGGCTACTGGTATTGGGGTCAAGGGTAAGCAGAACATTTCAACTCGTAGAAGGCCATTCCGTGCGGCCTATAAACGGCGCGGATTCATGACGTAGGAATCTGTGGAGGTGGGTGGATGATTCCTGGACGTATTGCAAGGCTGAGTGAGGAAACTCAAGCATCAGCCACAGCTATTGGCCCCGTAAAGAGTGATATCGTCAAAATCACAGGGACCACTCAGATTGACACCATCGCGCCTGCTCCCGCGGGTGGATACACATGGGGTCAGTTGATTATTCTTATTCCTGTGGATGGTTCTGTCATCCTTGGAACTGGTGGTAACATTCTCGTAGGTATTACTGCCGTAATCAATCGTGCAGTATTCCTGACTTGGGTTGTCAGCCTCCAGAAGTGGGTAATCAACTCGGGCGTGTAAAATGAGAGACCATACACCGATAGTTTTGGACAGATTTAATGGGCTATGGGACAGGGATGACCCTGAATCTACGCCTATGGACCATTTTTCTGATGCCGTAAACCTTCGGTATTATGGTAGCAACTCATTTGGTAGTCGCTACGGGGTTAGTCGCAGTCAATCTGTGGCTAGTCCCGTAGCTTCTATTTTGAGAATCTACAACTATCCAACGTCAGATAAACAGACTATTTTAGTCCTTACAACTGGTGGTAATATCTATCATGTGGTAGATTCAACCACCATTTTTGGACCAATTCTAACTATTCCGACTATGACAGATTTCGGCTTCGCGCCCTACGCAGGACGAGCTTACATTACCCCATTTACGACAGAGCTAGTAGGTGGACTAAACCGTGAGCGTGGGCTTGTTAATGAATCTGTCTATGTCTATCTTGGTGCAGGTGCAGCCGCTCGTAAAGCAGGTGGAACCAAGCCATCTGCAAATCTTACAGCAGCAAATGGTGCAGCCGGGCATACTGACGCTGGTGTGCATATTTTCGGCTATGTATATGAAACTGATACAGGCTATCTTACTGCTCCCGGTGGACTTGTGGCATTTACGACGAGTCCTAGCCTTTCTGTCAGTTTCACTGGTGTCGCAAATAGTGCTGAAACTTTTGTTGTTAAGAAGCACATTGTTGCTTCTAAAGTAATTCATGATTACAACGGAGACGTTAATGGCTACGATTTATTCTTCATCCCAGGGGCTGACATTAACAACAATACTACTACTACTCTTAGCAACATTTCATTTTTCGACCAAGACTTATTGGCAGACGCGACGCACTTACTCGATAATTTCACTAATATACCTGCTGGTGTTGGTATGTGCACTTACCATAACCGTATGTGTTACTGGACTGAACACGATAATATTTCACTTATTCGTGTCTCTGCTGTCGGAGAGCCTGAGGCTGTTTCTCAAATTACTGGACTTCTACTGTTCCCACCGGATGGGAATCCTATTACTAATGGGGCTGAGTTACGGGACGTATTTTACGCTTTCAAGCGAAACAAGACCGTATCTTGGGTGGATAACGGGGACGAGCCTACTACTTGGCCACTTTCTGGCGTTGATAATGCTATGGGATGTGGTGTTCATGGCATTGCGACTGTTGTGGATGCTGGCGGGTCAAATATTGACTACCTTGTCGTTGGGACTTACAAGGGAATTACCCAATTCAATGGCAGGTATATTCTTCCAGAACTAAGTTGGAAGATACAAGGGCTATGGACAGCCCAAGATTTTAAGACAAAGAATCGTTTCATCCAGATGGTGAACGATTCAGTTGGACAGAACCTGTATTGTGTCACAACTGACCGACAAGTTCTGTATGCCAACTATTCAAACGGATTTGACCCCAAGTCGATACGTTGGTGTCCTTGGACATTTGAGACATTCGTGAACACTTTGTGTTTAATCAACATCAACGAGCTGATTCTAGGCTGCGACCAGGTGTAAAATGTCAATGGTCATCCCTGACGCACTAGAAGTCGAAGTCTTAACGACGTTACTAACTCCAGCACTTACGCTGAGATTGTATAGTAACAACGTTACGCCTGTCGGCACTAATGCTGCTGCGAGTTTTACAGAAGTAGCCGGTGGGGGATATACCAGTTTCCCCTTGACATTCGCACACTGGAGTATCGTGTCAGGAAATCCTTCTGTTGGCGTTTATGACGCTACTCAGACATGGAATTTCACTGGTGTAACTAACGCACCGGGCACGATTTACGGCTATTATGTGACTAGAAACAGTGATGGACACTTGATGTGGGCTGAAAGATTCGCATCTGGACTAGTTCCATTCTCTCCCATTGCGGGAAGTGTCATCAAGGTTCTTCCACGCTTTACAGCGGACAGTCTATTCTAATGGCTCCTCCAATTACTTACTACATGAACTATATTATATTCTTTCGCGACCCCTCCGAATATGCTTTTGCTTTGGGGGTTGCTGGAAGTCCTTTGCTTGAAATGTCTCCTAGACAAGCTGCTTCAATCTTTGCAATTCCCTATCCCTATCCATCGGGAAATGTTGATATAATTCCTAAGGGAATTTTATTTCCTGCTCCTTATACACCGGGTTCAGAAATTGGTTTTCCTGAACCATCAGGTGTATTTGTTGATGATTCTGTTCTTGAATTTACAGTTCCGGCTCAACAAGGCTATCCTCCAGTTGTTTGGCCTGCTGGACCAGATGGATTGTTTATTTGGTCTGGAAATATTGTTCTAAGTTCAGGCGCGGGTGCTGCTACAACTCCTCCCGGCAATGTAATGTCGGAAAGGCGTTGGATTGATGGATTTGAATGGAACGCCAATGCTGAAGGTGGTGGTTCATCAAATACTGCTGGACTAGCAACTAGAGATGCCTCGCGCACGATTGATGGATGTGGTTTAGCTATTAGAGGAACTAACTCATCAATCAATAACCATCAAACTGCTGAATATCGAACTGGTTTGACTCCTGCTACATCGTGGGAGAGATTTTATTTCAGAGTAAGAAGGCTTCCTACAGTTAATCCTGCTGGTTTATGGAGATGTCA